TGGTGGACCACGACAGAACCCTTCCAGAACCTAAACAGTTCTGGCAGGATCACAGCGTATTGCCTATTAATGCAGGTTACGTGAGTTTCTCACGTGATCCTGATTGTAGGAAACGCGGTGTGTCGTCTGGTCTCTCGGCTAACCTTGATGCAATATCAAAGTTAGTTTTCTCTGGGATGCCGGACTTTTGTCCAGCAACCCAAAGATTCAAACATGGACCCGGCGCTATTTCAGAGGTTAGCGGTCCAGTCAATAAATATGACTGGCACAGCTGGCCCGAGGAATTAGAGCGGTGCTTTCCGATCTGTGATTATGGTTTCCATAATTACGGATCGTGGGCTAGTCATGCAGCGACTGTGTCTACAGGGGGGAGTCTGAACTCCTTGCCCTCTAGTAGTCGCCTGATCGCCGTCCCGAAGACCTATGCAGGCCCGCGGCTTATAGCTGCGGAACCCAATTCGAAAATGTGGTGCCAGCAATCACTGCTGGATTACCTAGTTTCGACTTGCGACAAGTCTTGGATATCAGATTTTGTTCGTTTTAACGATCAACGTCTGAACCAAGGTCTTGCAACATGGGGCTCCGTCGGTGGTCACTTGTCTACGATAGATCTATCGATGGCAAGTGACTGCGTGACTCCTGATTTCGTCTTCTTGTTGTTTCGGCGTAAGCCGAAGCTACTTGAAGCGATTCGGGCTGCTCGAACCCGTGTCGTATCACAACAGCTCGCACCTGGTGCGAGTGATACGATTGTGCTAAGGAAACTTAGCACGATGGGTAACGCCTACACTTTTCCGATAGAATCGATTTGCTTCTTAACCATTGCACTAGCTGCTGTGCTTACGCACAGAGGCCAGACAGCAACGTTAAGCGCAATTCGAGCCTTACGGTTCAGTGTGTCCGTCTTTGGTGACGATATAATCGTCCCCTCAGACTGCAGGGAGGCCGTCACAGAGGCGCTCGAGAAGTTTCACTTCCGAGTAAACACCGATAAGTCTTACGGAGCTGGAAAGTTCCGTGAGTCTTGCGGTGTAGATAGTTTCAGGGGTCACAATGTAACTCCAGTCTACTATCGACGCCACTATGACGCCAAACCCGAGAGCCTAGCTAGTGTACTAGACACGAGCAACAGATTCTATCAAAAGTATCTGTTGAACACGTCGAACTACCTAGCGTCGACACTGCCTCGCGGAATCCGCCAGGTAGCTCAAGGCTCCGGAGCCTTTGGATTGGAGTGTCGGAGCGCGCTGAGTAACTGCCACATCAAGGCACGTTACAATGCAGCTCTGCATCGACATGAGCTTAGGTGCCTCACTATCAAAAGTAAGGTTTCTAAGCAACCAACCGGAGGTGACTACGCACTCTTTCAGTACTTTACTGAAAAGCCGAGTCCACTTACAAAGTGGAGCAACGGAGTGAGAAGCCGTTTACGATCGTCAATTCGTAAGCGCTGGATACCTGTTCA